GTATGGGATAATCCCATACCCTATGCAATAACTACATAGCTCGAGAACTTTGGGCCCACCCACCCCGAGGGGTCCCAGGCCATTTCAATACAGGCTCGCGAACGATGGGCCCACCCACCCCAAACTAGATAGGGATCCTAATACGTATACCTTTAGAGTTTGATTTAGACATAAATCTAGGGTAAATTTCAAACGAGGAGAAAAACAGAACCAAAAAAATTCTGCAAAAAATTTTATGAGTGCTTTACCTGAAGAGATCTTACGTTGCTTTCGCGCAGACTTTACTGAACACTTATCCTATGAAGAACTTCAACATCTAAAAAAATTAAAAAATTCTTTTGTTAAAAAAGAAAAGATAGAAAAAATATCAAATAATTTTATGGCCTTTGTCAAAGAGATGTGGCCAGAGTTTATTGAAGGTAGACATCACAAAGAGATTGCAGATAAGTTTGATCAAATTGCCAAAGGCAAGATTAAAAGATTAATCATCAACATGCCACCGCGGCACACGAAAAGTGAATTTAGTTCCTTCTTACTTCCTGCATGGATGGTAGGTCGTAACCCAAAATTAAAAATTATACAATCAACCCACACAACTGAACTCGCGATCCGCTTTGGACGTAAAGCTAAAACCTTAATGGATTCCTCTGAATACAAAAAAGTTTTTGAAACAAGACTACGAGAAGATTCGCAAGCCGCGGGTAAATGGGAGACTGAACAAGGTGG